CCCATCAAATACACAATGATTTGATATTGGGTCTTGATTATTTCGAGCAAATAGGCTAATAATTGAGGTAACAAAGCTTGTCACTCCTTTGTTTTGGCTGTTGGGTGTCGTTACCTCAATGATGGCCGAAAACAACGGGGGTGGCAAGCTTTTTTTCTTCCAACCGTTGAAACTCAAGGGAAAACCGTGAGTGTGGAGGATAAACTTTTGACAATACCATTTTAAAAAGGAGGGGAAAATATGAAAGGGAATTTCGTTGTATCGAAAGAAGACTGGTCCCTCCACCGCAAAGGATATGACGATCAAAAGCGGCATCAAGAAAAGGTAAAGGAAGCGATCAAAAACAATTTGCCGGATTTGATTACGGAAGAAAGCATCATTATGTCCAACGGACGCGATGTAATTAAGATTCCGATTCGCTCGCTGGATGAATATAAAATTCGCTACAACTATGAGAAAAACAAACATGTCGGCCAAGGAAACGGAGACAGCCAAGTCGGCGATGTCGTGGCCAGAGACGGAAGTGGGGAGGGGCAAGGGCCAGGAAAAGGCCAAGGAGCCGGCGACTTGCCGGGTCAAGATTATTACGAGGCTGAAGTGTCGTTGATGGAAATCGAAGAAGCGCTCTTCAGCCAACTGGAGCTGCCGAACTTGCAGCGGAAAGAACTGGATCAAAATGTCGTTCAACATATCGAATTTAACGACATTCGCCGCACCGGGTTGATGGGGAACATCGATAAAAAGCGGACGATGCTCGCCGCTTTCAAACGCAATGCCATGAGCGGCAAACCAGGCTTTTACCCGATTTACCGCGAAGATTTAAAGTTTAAAACGTGGAATGAAGTCGTCAAGCCGGAATCGAAGGCCGTTGTCTTGGCCATGATGGACACAAGCGGCTCGATGGGCATGTGGGAAAAATACATGGCGCGCAGTTTCTTCTTTTGGATGACGCGTTTTTTGCGCACGAAGTACGAAACAGTCGACATCGCCTTTATCGCCCATCATACGGAAGCGAAAGTTGTCAGCGAGGATGAATTTTTCACGAAAGGGGAAAGCGGCGGGACGATTTGCTCATCTGCCTACCGCAAGGCGCTGGAACTGATCGAAACGAAGTATTCTCCGTCGCGCTACAACATTTATCCGTTCCACTTCTCCGACGGCGACAACTTGACATCGGACAATGCCCGCTGTGTGAAGCTTGTTCAAGAGCTGATGAAAGTGTCGAACATGTTTGGGTATGGAGAAGTCAACCAGTACAACCGTACACCCTCTACACTTATGCGTGCATACGGCAGCATGAAACATGAGAAATTCAAATACTATATCTTGAAACAAAAATCCGATGTGTTCGAGGCCCTGAAATATTTCTTCTCCGCAGAAAAAAAGGAGGCCGTTGCCTCTAAATCCTAGGGTAAAGCTGAATCGTAAACTGGTCCTTTTTCGTCCACTCCGGTTTTCTCAGGTATGTCGCTTTCTCAAGCACCGACTTGAGAAGGCGATTTTTCTTTTCTACATCATCGGTGAGGCGGTAGGCGTCGAGCACCTTCTTGACTGTCGGGATGTACTCGTTGATGTTCTTTTCTTTCAGCTGCTCCTTGGCGATTTCCTCCCGCAGTTGATCGATTTCCTCTTGGGTTTTCTTGATCCGGCTGACGATCGTTTGCTGGCGCTCAAGGAACGTCTCGATCGTATAGACGCCTCGCTCTAGCAAGTCGTGCAGTGCATCCTTTTGTTTATGGAGCTCTCGGAGCTCTTTTTCTTTTTTCTCAATAGCTTTTTGCTTTAGCGGGATGACCGAACGCTGTTCTTTTCGGGCAAGAGCTTCCTCTTGCACTTCGAACTGATCGACAAACTCAGTGAGAGATTGCAAGATTTTCTCCTCAACGAGCGGCAGGAGTGCTCCCTTTTGCACACCTTTGCATTTCGGATTTGGGCAACGCACGAGTGGATGGGGACGATCTTTACGCGGCTGATACCACATCGTATAGCCACAGACTTCGCATTTCAGCAATCCAGCCAGCGGGTTGGCTAACGGTTTGCTTTCCACCGTAGAAGGGCGCCAGCGGCTCCGATATGCCTTGTTGGCGGCTTCCCAGAGCTCCTTAGACACGAGGGGCTCATGGGCATTCTCTTTGACATACCAGCGCTCTCTCGGCATTTTCTTGCGCTTATACTTGCCGTTTTGCTTAATGTATTTCACCTTGCCCCAGATGATGTGGCCGAGATATACCTCATTTTTGATTATGGCGCTGATCGTTGAAGGAGACCAAAAGGCACGCTTTTCATCGGGCGGCTTTACGCCAAGTCGATCCAACTCAGCGGCAATGGCCTGGCGTCCGTGTCCATCACGCACCATCTCGAATATTTTCACCACGACCCATGACGTTTCCGGATCAGGGTAGAGCTTGAGTTGTTCGTCGCGAAGATAGCCATACGGGGGCTTTTTTGAGATGGAACGGCCTTTGGCGGCTGAATCACGCCGGCCACCTTGCAAGCGCTTTGTAATGACTTTAAGCTCTTCGCGCGATACGATAGATTTCACACCAAAGACAAGCTCCCACGTCTCGCTTTCCGGGTCATAGACTTCCGTCGGGGTGATGATTTTCGTCCCGGAATAGCGGAAAGCGCGGTCTAAAATCCCCTGATCGAGCATATCCCCCCGGCCAAGGCGGTCAATGTCCATGACAAGCACCGCGTCAGCGACCCCCGTTTCTAGTTCGCGCAAAAGCTTCTGAATCTCGGAGCGCTCAGCGATGGACTCGCCGGACACAATCTCCTCGAAGATGCCGAGGATATTATGACCTTCTTTACGCGCCACAGCCAGCAAGTTATCCCGATGGCGCTGCAATGTATCGTATGACGCGCCGGACTCAGCGGCTTTTTTCTCTTCCTCGATATCCTTCCGGCTTTTGCGAAGGTAGATGAACACATCCAAGTTTCTCGGCCTATACATAAAACCACCTCTGACCTGGAATAGAACTCGCTATCACCATGTATGCAAAAAAAGAGGCAAATATGCGGACTGGCTGTTCTGATTTTACGTGATTCATCCATTCTGTGCCGGTATAATTCAAGCTGTTGGATCATTCCGGCGGTCCATCTGCTGTAAATAGCGAATGATTTCTTGCTGTTCTTCATCCGTTAAAGCTCCGTCAATAAACAGAGATCCACCATGTGACGCAGCATACTCACGAAGCAGGTGAAGATCGCTCTCCGCATCGCGGCCGACAGCGGCGACAATCGGTTCAGCCACTTGCATATGGCCGAAAAGCGCCTCATAAAACCGGTAGCTTTCCCATTGCTCCTTAAAGCGATCCCAACGCCGTTTAGCGAACAGCGGCTCCACACCAAACGTTTCGCTCAGTACATAGACGATTTCCTTTTCCGTATGCGGAAGCTCGAGCTCAAGCAGCATAAACGTCGGCACGCAAAAGTGCAGCGCAAAATTCGTCGCCTGTGCCTCCTGGAGTTGAACGAGTGAAGCCGGGAGTAGCATTTGATTTCCCGCATGGCGCAATACATGCCCAAGCTCATGGCCAAACTCTTGCCATTGTTGCTGACGGCTGAGGCGGCGGTCGATGATGATGCTGTACACTCCGTTCCGTTCGATCGCTGTGCTTCGGATATCGGCAAAATGCAGCCAGACGTTCAACTTTGCGGCAATGTCGATCATATCGAGCTGACCAGGCTCTATGATAGCCAAATGGTCGTACAATTCGTGAATATATTGTTCCAGTGGGGTGAATTGGTATGATGAGAATTTCATGGGAATCACCTCACTTTTATTATAGGAACATGTGTTTGGTAAGGCAATAGAAAAAGAAAAAAGCCCCTAAAAAGAGGCTCAATGATCCGGAAATAATTATTTCTAATCGAAAAACTTAGGGTAGAATAAAATATCTCTCAAATGAGCACCTCATCCCAAAAATCATTTTCGTGTACGATAACGATTGGCGTGCCTTTTTTCCTTAATTCAATGGCTTTCTCAACTTTCCGCCCATAGCAAGCGAACGCCCAGCAAGGATTGCCGTTGCCTCCCACGATGAGGTAGTTGGTACTCTTAGTGACATTGTCGTTGAATATTCCGCCCATCTCTTGAATGATGCGGGCAATCTCGTTGCGTGTAGCCCTGTGAGAGGCACCGGTAAAGGAGAACACTTTATTTTCGAATATGATTTCTGGATTAACAGCGCATATGCCACTGATTGAGTATTGGCTTTGTAGGAATTTTACGTCTAATTCATGAATGTTGCGGGATACCTTTGTATCAATAAAAGTGGTAAAAAAGGCTTTTAGCAAGTTTTTCTCGTCTTCGCTGATCATCCCGTCTTGCTTTACACTTACCAGCAGGCTATGGATCTCGTCAAAGGGATATGTTCCTCTTAAAAAGTCATGGTCATCGATCCAAATGGACAGTTGTTCAATTTCCATGTCATTCAAAACGTTGTCTGCCATGATGCCGTGGAGAATCCCGTGTAGCTGCTGTATAGATGATGTGATGACATCATAATAGCTGTTAAAATCGTTCTCATTAATAATGTTGTTGCAAAGCCACAGAATATCCTCAAGCTCTTCTTCTTCCAATTTGTTATCCAGCAAAGCTTGGTCAATTAACGGGATAATCTCGTTAAAAGGCGCTTTTTTTGCAAATCGTCTATGTAGGTTACACCAATGAATGAGCTCCGTGATCTCTTTTTCGTTAGTGATGTTATCGGAACGGATCCCATGGATAATTCCGATCAGAGAGTTGATGGACTTGTGCAACTCGGCTTTTGAGGCGAACTTGCGATAGTCTTCAATTTCTTTGAACTTGCTCATTTTCTCTCCCCCATTTCATACAAGAATAAAAAAGACATCAAGCCACATGGCGGTGATGTCTTTTCCTGCTGCATATCCGTATAGTTTATAGACTCAAATAATCCTCGATGACTTTTTCAGCTTTACCGACATACTTTCGATAGTCTTCTAATGATTTTAAAGCCTTATCAAAATCTTTAACAATCAGCGGAGATAAGGGCAATAAATCATCAGGAGTTCGAATCAAAATGCGTGTTTGTCCTGATTCGTTTTTCGAAGCTGGCTCACAAACAACGCCAGGACACAGCTCGATGATTTCTTGTTCTAATCGTTTGGAGAGCAAGTATTTCTTTTTGCCTGTTAACTTGATTCGGGCAAACGAGTAAAACGCTTGTATGTCCAAGTAAGTCGATGTTCGAGAATAACGAACAAGACTAGTGTCACGGTTATGATCGCTTAATATGCGCAGAACAATGTCATAAGCTCTTTTTTCATCATCGGAAAGACGAAATTTTTCCTCTCTCCGTTTTTGGCATGTTCGATAAACAGCGGCACAAGTCAAACAATCATCCAACGCGTGATGTGAACTCACCTCTAATTGTAACCACTGTTTCAGTGTTTCCAGCTGATGATTGGGCGTCTCCGGTATGTATTTTCTAGCCAGTGTTAGCGTGTCAATGACGGGGTTGTTTGGCTTTTCTATTCCTAGCCGTCGAGCGTTGCTTAATAAAAACTTCATGTCAAAAGGAGCATTGTGAGCGATCAGTACATCATCCTTTAGGAATTGGATGAAATCCGGGAAGATCTCTTCAATTGTAGGAGCATCTTTCACATCTTTATCTGTGATCCCCGTAATGTCCATTATTTTAGATGGAATGGGTCTTTTTGGGTTAACAAACGAAATAAAGTGTTCGATGGGCTCATGATTCCGAAATCGTATTGCCCCTATTTGGATAATAGCGTCTTTCTCTGCGTTTAATCCTGTTGTTTCAAAATCTAAAACTACGTAGTCGTCAGGAGTAAACGTCGCCTTTTGATAATTGTAATGGCCGTTTGAAGACGGCTCTGCTTTCCCATTTGGGTGGGTTGATGAGGGAAAGCCATATTCGACAGTTACGGATATCGGCGCGGAGTAAACTCCTGTACTGTTGTGATCTTCAGAAGAGAATTTCGTGTTATCTGTGTTGCCGAGATTATTTTTATTAACTGGAGTAACAACATCCTGTTTCTGTTTCGCTTTTTTCCCAAAAAGGCGTTGCAAAATCCCCATTGTTTCCTCTCCCCTAAAAGTAACAAGCTCATTTATCTTTTGTCTTCCGATCCCCCTCACTCTTGAGGATCTCCCATATCTTCAGTAATTGCTCCCGCCGTTCCTCCGGCGCCTCAGCCAGTTCTTTAAAGAACAGCCCCAGTTTCGGATCCTTGAGCTCCTCTGGAATATCATCCTGCTCCGGCGGAGTTGGATCGTCAGTCCGGCCGAGGAGATAGTCCGTGGTGACATTGAAAAAATCGGCGAGTTTTTGAAGTGTTTCTGTATCAGGTGTTCGATTGCCGTTTTCGTATCCAGAGATAGAAACTTTTGTAACATTGATTTTCTTTCCAAGTTCCTCTTGGGTGAGCTTTTTTTCTTGTCTTAGCTTTCTTAGACGGTCACCTAACACATAAAACACCTCTTCGCTTGTACTATAAATAATTATAAGTTAACAAATAGATAACCAAAAGGCCTCAATCGCTTTGTTAACTAAATAGAAATTTTTTTGCAAAAAACCCTTGAAAGTTAACCTTAAGTTAATTATAATTTAGTTAACAGCAGGTTAACGACAAAAGGAGGTGGGAGGTGTGAAACTCGAAAGGTTAGAAGCTATACGTAAAAAACACGGGCTTACTTGCAAACAAGTCGCAGAATCAGTAGGTATCTCCAAGGAGTATTACTGGATGATTGAAAATGGGAAACGAAGACTTACTTATGATTTAGCCGTAAAAATCGCACAGGTCTTTAATGCTCATCCAGATGATATTTTTTTGGACAGTAAGTTAACTGTTGGTGAACAAAAGTAACACAGAAAGTTTTTTCAGCACTGTTCCCCATTACCTGCAAAGGAGGTGAGACGGATGACGGATCAAGAGCAAACGTTCATTGAGTTGCTCAGGAAAAACATTCAGTTAGGCAAGTTTTTACCGACCCCTGAAGAGATCGAAAAGATGGATGAACACGAATTCACCAGCTGGATCGAAAGAGCAGCGATCGAAATCCCTAAAAGAAAAGTGGCGAGAAATCCACTCTTTCACTTGAAAGAGCAGATTTCTCAAATCCTTGCTGACGAAAACAAATCAGAGATCGAAAAAGAAGAAGCGATTTACGATCGCATCAGATGGTACTGGAAACTTATTCTTCGGCAATCCGAATAAGAGAAACTAATTTAAGTTTTTCGTTCCCTAAGTAAATAAAGGGTAAACTTCCGTCACCGTTAAGTAATCGGGCATTAAACAAACAAGGCGAAAGCGGGCTGTCTTCATCGGCAATATCAGCTTTAGCTAAGATGTTGACCAAAGTTTCAAAAAGCAAAGGCAAATCACGGAGACGCTCAAAGGGATTACTCCCAAAAGGATGACGACGAAATGGTTCGATTGCAGCCAAATGAGACTGCCAAATCTTTTTCACCATATTAGGTGCATTAGGGCTGTCAATGTAAAATGTATGTTTCTCAATAGCACCTATGCCGTCAATGAAGTGCTGATAAAGGGCATTTCCGTCCAATCGAACAAAATCGCCGTACCAGTATTGGCCATTAAGTTCAATAACCAATTTGAAGTGATCTCCGACAACCTTTTTTAGTAAGCAATCCAAAGCTTGCAATTGCTGAACAGAGTACATGTTATCACCCCCTTCCCGTTGCCATCATTCGACAGGAGGGAAGGAAAATCCTTCAAGGCAGGTGACAGCATGAACACCATTCAGGATCAATGGGCTATGGCCGAGCTGAAGCATCGGCTGCTGGTGATCATCATGCAACTGAAGGATGACCCGGCATTTACGAAAGACGACGCGGCGCTGGAGATCGCCAAGGTGCTCGATTGGCTGAACGAAACAGCGCCGGCCGTCGATTATCAAACAATGGTTAGACAGTATGCGAGGTGAAGCGAATGTCATCAAACGCCCCTCATGCTCCGCATAAACATGAACAAAGGGGGAATGCGGGCATGAAGGAATTTAAATACGGCAACACGACGGTGATCGTTCACTCCCCATTGGTACTCATGAGCCCAGAGGAGCGAAAGCAATGGTTTGAACAAGAATGGCAAAAAGGCAATCCGATCCTGCGGCAAATCGCCGAGGCGGTGCTGGATTGCTACCGATCTATGGATACTGTACCACAAAGTCTCAAGGATGATGGTAGAAAGGGGAGCAGGGAGGATGAAACGCGGTAGAGCGGCCGACGCGGTGAAAGCTGCGCGGCAGAAAACAGGGATGACCCAGCAACAGCTGTCGTTTGAAATCTACGAATCTCGTGAATCCGTATCGCACCAGGAAAATGGGCGGTACCGAGTGCAGCCGAACATATCGAAATATTTCGCCGAAAAGCACAATAACCCGTGGGTGGCCCTCGAGGCGGCGGCGGAGTACACCGGATGGGGGCCGGTGAAGCTCGACGGGGATGCGGTGGATCTTCACCGTGCAAGCGTCACGATGAAAACACGCGAGGAGCTCACAGAAGCTCTCGAGGCGATCGAAAGTGTCTGTGTGGCGAATCATCCCAGGTCGATTCGAGAGTTTGACAAGCAACGCTTGGAAGAGGCAATGATGCAGGCGATCGACGCGATCGTTGCCCTTACGCAATACGTCGCGGTCATTTGCATGGACTACGGGTTCTCGTGGTGGAAGATGTGGCAAAAGCATCGGGCGAAGCTACAAGCGAAAGGATTTATCCGACAATGACAAAGGGGGAGAAACCAATGTTTCAACTGCCAAATTTAGCGGAAATGACGGATCTCGAAGCTGTTCACTGGTATACAAGCGAGTTTTTGCGGCTTTCTCGCGAACGAAAGCTCGACAGCGAATATGGAAGGGCGTTGCTCGAGTGGAAAAAGCAAATGAATGAACGATTGGAAAAATCACGGAAGGAGTGGTGGTAATGTACGTGGTATGGGTAGCCAGTTCGTTAATGACAGCGCGGGAAGTTCGGGAGGTGTGCGCTGAGTTGCGCAATCATCCGGAGTTGATCGAAGCCATTGAGCAAGAAGCCAAAGCAAAGCTTGTCAGCATGAAAGAAGCAGCAAGCCAAACGTTCACTGCTTCCTAAAAAACCAGCCCTATCCCAAACATATCATGTTGCCAACCAAAAGGCAAGCTCATGCTTGCCGACTGGAGTACAGGCGGCGGGTGTGCCCCCAGCCCGCAAGCGCTTGTGCTTCAGTCGGTGCGCATGAGCGCCGGCCAGGCCGAGCGAGAGCGGGCGACGATCCGAAAGGGGAGCCGCGCCACAATACATGTATGGTCATTGCGACGACGCCTGGAGATCATAACGAAGGAGGAATGGCGGTGATCCATATGATCGTTTCCCAAGAGGCGGATTTGCGGCAAAAGGCATCAAGATGCATCGAGTACATACAGGAAGCGCTGCAAAACCGCGACTATGAAACGATGGCGATTGAAATATCCGAGTTGCAGTATTTAGTCAGACAGCTGCAAGAACTTGAACGAAAAGAAGCCCGGCGTCAGCAGTTGTTGAGCATTATACGAGATATGCAACGACGCGGCATTCAAATTGATTTTGTGAAGCTGGGAGAGGAGCGGAATGTGTGAATAAGCTTGATAAACATGAAAAAAGGCACATCCGGCTGCAAATCTGCGAACTTCTTGATTCGCATTGCCGCACATGCCCGGAACGGATCAAATATCGAAGCACCGTATGTTTGCAAGTTTGCCCGGTCAGCCAGGAGATGCGGCAACTGGCCGCCCTTCTTGAGGGTGATTCTCCGGCCGATCCCCAACCTAGAGAACCGGTTGTGGAACAGGCGCAGAACACACCAAAGCGAAAGGGACGGTGGTCGGCAGAGGAAGTGTTCTACCTTTGGCATCATCGCAACGTGTTGACGATTGATGAGCTCGCCAATCGGCTCAATCGAGAACCAAAAGCCGTCTATGAGAAGTTGAAACAACTGTTGCAAAAAGGCGGCATTTCTGATGCTGGTTGAGAAAGGAGGGCCGGAAGCTCCCATTCTACGATATGCTTCCAGGGCGAAGAATATGCTATTTGAAGTGGAATTTGTCGTGAAGGAAAACGGCCATTTCGAGACGATCCAAACGGCACTCGTCTACGCGCTCACTGTAACCGAGTGCCGTCGGATCGCCGATGAAATGGCCTCCGAGTTCGAAGTTGACGGGATTCAGTTTTTTATTTCAGAACTCTAGTTTTTATCATGCCATAGCAAAACAGCTTTTTCAAGGGGAGGGGATGACATGGCAACCTTGCTTTTAGATGATCAGCCGTTGGTTATTTTGCCACAACTCGCCGTGGCGATCGGACTGAACGAAAGCATCGTTGTTCAGCAGCTGCATTACTGGCTCGAGAAAAGCGAAAACGTCCATGACGGCTATAAATGGATCTATAACACGTACGAGGACTGGAGGGAGCAATTTCCCTTCTGGTCAGAAAGCACCATTCGTCGGATCATCACCAAGCTGGAGAAGATCGGGATCATCGTCTCGGCGAATTTCAATCGCTCGAGGATCGATAAAACAAAATGGTATCGGATCGATTACGACAAATTGGCTGAATTCACGTCGTCTAATCAAGATGAACAGACGACTGATCAAAATGACGTTTCGACTGTTCAAAATGAGCAGACGACTGACGAAATCGACAGTCCATCCGGTCAAAATGAACAGTCCATCTGTTCAAATTGGACAGACGAAGCGCTCAATTTGAACAGACCAATACCAGAGAATACTACAGAGATTACTACAGAGAAAAAAGAAGAAGTAGAAGAAGACGCGCGCGCGCATTCCTTCCGAGAGATTATTCAATTCGTTGAACAGAACGGCTTTGGCACCGTTGGCAGCTACATAGGGGAAAAGATCGTTTCTTGGGTCGATGATACGTCCGAGGAATTGGTCTTAGAGGCATTGAAAATCGCGGTGGAGAACGGGGCCAAGACATGGAAATACGTTGAAACCATTTTACGTGACTGGTTCGAAAAAGGCTATCGCACCGTTGAACAGGTGAGAGCGGCACAATTGGCATTTCGGGAGCAACAACTGAAAAAACGTAAAGCCTCAACTGTTTCCGACGTCGGCCGAAAGATGCGGACTCCAGTGCGCACCGAGATCGTACCGGATTGGCTGAAGATGGACTATAGCCAGCCAGAGGATGACGACTTTGACGTTGAACAAGCGCGCCGAGAGCTTGAGGAACGCCTCAAAAAGTATAAAGACAATCCAGATGGGTGATGTCGATGGGCTATCCGTTATGGATCCGTTTAGAGTACCGAAACGGAGTTGGATCGGTGACTGGATTGACGGCCAGCGTATGCTCGGAGGCGGATTTTCTTGACATTCTCGAGCGATGCGGTGTGACAAGGAGCAACCTGCTGACGGTGCGGATCAATGACAAGGACTATTCTGTTTCACGCCTTGACACGTTGTTTGCGAAGCTGCAAGCCGAAGGGAGGGGATCGGCGTGATGCTGCTCAAGTACGTGCTCATTCAGCATTTGCGCCGGCAAGGCATCTTTTCCGCCAGCGATGGCCGGGCGCTCTCAAAACTGACCACAGAAGAGATTCAGCGTGAATACGAACGAGCGAGAGGTGATCAGTCACATGGATTGGTCCAAGGCGACCGTACAGCAATTGGTGACCATCATTCGCTTTGAAGAGTGCCCGGAAATATATAAGCATCGGGCGTGGCAAGAAATCCGACAACGGTTAGGGGGAGAAGAAGTGAAAAAACAACGCCAATCGCTGCACGGACCAGTGAAAATCAGCTATTTAACGCCAGTGGAACTTGAAGCGTATCGCAACCGTCCGCGCAAACGATACTACGATGACGACAACCGCCGAATCATTGACTGGCGCTGGCTGGATTTTATGAAAGGAATATGTAATTGCAACCATTCTGCAAAATAGACATGATTTTTGCAACCGGAGGGATGAAATATGGAAAAGGTAAAACTTACGCCGGAGCAGGCGGAGGCAATAGAAAAATGGAAGGGCATGGCGAACAATAAGCAGATTTTACATGCATTTATCGGCAACGGGAAAGAGTATGGTTGGTTGGACGAACTAGAATGCTTGAAGTCGTTGTCTTTTGAAGAGATGGCATTAGCACTTTGCGGTTGGTACGAAATCGAGGAACCGTATAAAGTTGGAGATTGGTTACATGTGACTACACCTAATTTTGATTTTGTGGCAAAAGTCATTGGAGAGCGTGATGAATACACCGAATTCGATAACGGGAAAAGGCTATCATCTTTCGAATTTAGAAAAGCTACACCGGAAGAAATCGCAGCCGAAAAAGAACGACGGAAATGGGCAACGATTGGGCGTGAGGTTGGAGAATATCACGCAGGAGATTTTGTCCGACACAAAATGTACGGCGTAGAAATGGTTGATTTTGTTGATGCACCAGGCGTCTATTTAAAAGCGTTAAAAAGATATTGTAATAAAGACGAAATTGGACTCATTTGCCCGGTTGAACATCGCTTCGATTTGAAGGGGGATGAATGATGAACACACTCTACAAATCAGTGCAACACATGCGCGAGTTGCAACGGCAGTTTGTGATCCGCCGCCTCTTGGAAATGGGCATACACGAGTATGAAGGACGGGAGATACAGGAGCTGGACTATGACGATTTGAAAATGATTTTAGCGCTAGCAAGACTTAAAAACTAACACGCTCGAAATCTTCAAATTTTAGCCCGTATGGCGTTTTTCTTGCGAGGGTAATAGGAAAGTATCCCAGAACGAGAAAAACGCCGTACAGGGCAAAAACAGGCGTCTATAAGCCTAGCTGGAGGGAATGAGATGAACCGATTATGGGACGTCTTTTTGACGGCTACAGCAATTGTATGTGTACTAGGCATAGTAGTTCTCCTTATAGTTTTAGCGTATTTGGTTTTCGCGTAACGAGATTAAAACTAACGAGGTGAAAAACGTTGAATTTAGCTAAACTTTTCGAACTACAACGCCGGCTGGATGAACACATCGAGCGCGAGCATCCACGGAAACCGGGCGAAGATCGGCTGGCGAAGAAAATTCTTGCGTTGCAAGTGGAGCTTGGGGAACTGGCAAATCGCTGGCGTGGCTTTAAATATTGGAGCCATGACCAGGAGCCGAGAAATCTTGGCGTTCCACTTCCGTGTGAACAGTGCGAAGGAACTGGACGTGACGGCTACGAGCCTTTAGCAAATTGTTGGTATTGTGGAGGAACTGGATTATCTGAAAAACGAAATATCAGTCCACTCCTTGAAGAATTCGTTGACTGCTTGCATTTCCTGTTATCTATCGGTCTTGAAAGTGAAATCGGCACTTTTACGGGTGATGAATTAATGCCTATAAAGATGGGCACTATTGAAATTCAATTCATAACTCTATTTAAGGTGACAGTCACATTCCTTGAAGATATTAATTACTACCCGGATATGTGGGAACTTTTCTTAGGTCTTGGCGAAATGCTCGGATTTTCTTGGGATGAGGTTGAGGAAGCGTATATGCGTAAAAACGCAGTCAACCATCACCGCCAGGAATGCGGATATTGAGAGGTGGTGACTACAGTGGATGCTCAGCATTGGCTGGACGAGCTCAACAAAAACCAAATCCTCCGCAACGTGCAAAAGTTGCTCGAAACACAGACTGAAAAAGGGATTCAGAAATATGGAACGACTGTCGTCCCGTCACATTACACATTCGTTGAATGGTTGGAACATTTGCAACAGGAAATGATTGATTCCATTGTCTATTGTGAGGTTCTGAAGTTTAAGTATGAGCACTTAATGACACTTGAAAAGTTAAATTCTGCTATGCGAGAGAGTGAACGCTAGATGAAGCATCGGAAGCGGAAATCTAGATGGTATTTGTTATATCGCAGGGAACATCGCTACGTCGTTTATATATATGAGCCGTTGCGCAAGTGTGAGCTGCGAAGTAGGATTCGGCGCGGGTGGAAAGTGATCGAATGAAACAAAAAAGCCGGGATCCCTCCCGACTGTCCACTATTATTATACCATAGCGGAGGGATCGAAGTGAGAAGAGCACAAGAATTGCAGATTGATATAGATAGCATGACGGTCTCTCATCCTGTTGTTCCGGGAAAAGTGATCGTCGTTGTGATTGACGGCGTGCAAGGAAAAGCGAAGGTAGCCGAAGCGGTTGAACACGGCTATACGATCATCGAAACGGCAAAAGGCAAGACAGCACGGATCAAGTATGAGGAAAGCGAGCTGTTCTAAGGATGAAAATGATTGTGCTGCCACCAATATCAGAGGACGATGCATTGGAGCTGGCGGAATATCTCAATGTTGCGATCGCCTATATAGGAGATCCAGACAGCTCTGGTTTATATCAGTTGTTTCGTTTTCTACGTGAAAAGTGCCAGGAGATCGAGGAGGAACGCTGGCGCAACGACCCGAGAAACTGGGGAGCTTGCTGCAAGTGGCCGTATGATGACGATGATTTTCCATTTTAGGGAGGAGACAAGGTGGACGAAGAATTGATTATTGGTAAATTAGCTTATAAAAAACAAGGTTTTTTCAGTGGATTGATCGGCATAGTTCAAGAAAATAATAACGGGATCACACCATATAAGCTCGTTTTTCAATCCGGAGCGGCAGTAGGGATTCGGGGTAAGGATGACATCGTCATTGTCGGTGAAGAGGAGCAAGAAGGATCTGCTTGAACCGATAGTGGTCTAGTTTATGGGGAGGGAATTTTCGATGAATCAATTACAAAAGGTGTTTACTTACAGCGGCAGTCAAGTACGAACAATTATAAAGGATGATGAAGTTTGGTTTGTGGCAAAAGATGTTTGTGAAATTCTAGATATTGCTGATGCAAGAAAAGCAGTCCAAAGACTCGATGAAGATGAGCGGAGTTTAATTCCGGTCACCGATTCGCTGGGAAGAAAACAAGAAACATTCATTGTGAATGAGCCTGGTTTATACACGCTCATTTTAGGAAGTCGCAAATCAGAGGCTAAACAGTTTAAGCGATGGGTCACACATGAAGTCATCCCCACCATCAGGAAAACGGGCGGATACGTAGCGAACGATGATTTGTTCGTGGAGACCTATTTAAAACATGCGGATGAACAGACGAAATTGTTATTCCGCGCTACATTAGAAACAGTCCGAAAACAAAATGAACAGATCGCGGCGATGCAACCGAAAGCCGACTACTTTGACGCACTCGTTGATCGTCGGTTGTTGACAAACTTTAGAGATACGGCCAAGGAGTTGAAGATCAAACCCAAGGCTTTTATCGATTGGCTGTTAGAGAAAAAGTATATATATCGAGACCAAAAAGGAAAGTTGAAGCCATATGCTCAATACGTGCCGTCTCTCTTTGAATTGAAGGAATGGGAACGAAATGGACGAGCTGATGTTCAAACGCTTGTGACGCCAAAAGGCCGAGAAACGTTCCGAATCTTGCTACAAAAGGCAGCTGTTCTGATATAATGGAATTAAAACCAAATATGTCCAAGACCGAGAGCGTGAGGACACTGATGATACAAGGCGATCCTTGTATGATTGGTGTCCTCTTTTCTTTTGCAATCAAAGGGAGGGGAAACAGATGCGCACCATCCAAGACCAAATGCGGAAATGGATCAAGGCCAATAACATGGCCTATCGGCCGAAGTGGAACCGAAAAGAACGGAAGAGGAACAAGGAACGGCTAACGGAGCGGGAGATTAAGGAGCTGATGGGCGTCTGTCGTCCAGTGTATCGGCGCGGCAAAGGCGGCGCATTCCGCCAGCGATAGGAGGGAGAACGTTGAGAGAGTTCATGTTGCCAGAGATTGATCGCGCGGCTACTAAAAGGGCGGTGGAGGCGGCATTGGAGAAATACCGCGTCTACTTGCTGACGCTTCGTCTAGATGAAATGCCGAGAGTCACGCAGTGTTACTCGCTTGTACCTGCATCGTCCAATCGGTTTCGCTCCTCGACAGAAAGCGTTGCAATTCGTAACGTCGATTATGAGCGGGAACGGGACGAGTATATACGAAGGATTACGAGTGCAGTGAATCGCCTAAGCAAGTGGGAGCGTGCCATTATTGTCCGACGATATATGTCGTTTGAAGATGTCTACGACTATGAAGTGTATCCCGAGCTTGGCATGAGCGAGCGGAAATATTATCGATTGAAATCGAGGGCATTTTACAAGCTCGCCTTTGCTTTGAAAATTGAAGTGTACCGCGAGGAGGTGTCATCATGAATTTTGTACAGCCGATTCGCGATCCAGAAAAGATTGCGGCGATGAAAAAATACTTATTGAAACGAAGCAAGCGCAACTACATCCTGTTTGTTCTCGGCATCCACACAGGATTGAGAATATCAGACCTACTGCAATTGAAGAAGGAGGACTTGTTACAGACACACTTGAAACTGCGGGAGAAGAAGACGAGGAAGGAAAAGAGGATCCGAATTCCGCCGGCCATACGAAATGAGCTGATCGAATATGCCAAGACGCTCAAAGACGGCGAGTATGCCTTTCGAAGCCGACAAGGAGGAAATCGGCCTATTGATCGTTCCACGGCCTATCGCATTTTGCGTGAGGCAGCCGAATATGTGTCGTTGGACGAGGTGGGAACGCATACACTTCGCAAGACATTCGGTTATCACTTTTACCAGCAGACCAAAGACGTGGCTATGCTCCAAGAGTTGTTCAACCATTCCAGCCCTCACATCACGTTGAAGTACATTGGCGTCAACCAAGATGCGATGGATAAGGCGATGCTGAAGTATAAAATTTAATTTTTTACCCTGTAGTACATCATAAAAAAGCGTGTGGTGCACTCATAAAAGAAAAGGTCTTGAGGCTAGAACTATCAAGGGGTTGAGCCATTCGGCGAGTGCATCAGTCTGTAAATTGAAGTGAAGTCATGGAGGGAAAGCAAGTGTTAGTCGAGGAAGCGAAAAAGCAAATCGAATACTTGCAAGAATACATTCGGAAGATCGAAAACTACATGCCTACCACGATGGAAGAGGAAGCGGTCTATTTATATGTGCAGCTGGAAAGTGTCACAAAGGTGGTGCAAGAACTAAACAAAAAGGGGTACCGGATCGGGAAGCGGAAGCTCACGACAGTGGATGTGTCCAACATCATTCGCGGCAAACCAAAAGACGAAATGCACGAGCTGGCTAAGCGAATGTTTATGAAAAACAGGAAACGTGGGAGTCGGCATTGGTGAGATGAAGTTAACATAATAGTGGCAGAAAAAAGGCAGATTTTTGGCGGATTGTTTGGCCGTAAAGGTGATATGATGGTAGCATAGGGCGGGTTGAACCAAAGCCTGAGATTCCCCTTCACCTGACGTCACCCGATCGGGTGGCGTTTTTATGTTGTGGAATTTATCCGAAAGTATCAGAGTTGATATTTGTGAAAGAGTGGACTAAATACTTTTAGTCGTCGAGATTTGTCGAACTAATGATGCAGGAAAATACCTCCTTTTGTCGTATTGAGTAGGCGGAAGGAGTGGATTAATATGGCAATTGTTACAAATGCCGAAGAAAAATTTAAAATTGTAATAGAAAATCTACCAAGTGATTATTCGGAAACGGATTTTATTAAAAAATTTAAGGAGCTATACCCAAAAGATTGGAACAAAATTTTAAGAACCTGAATCCGTGACAGAAGTGTATCAAAAATGCTGGGAAACCCAATCGTGTCGAGACTTCGACTCCATTTCGAATGTTCACCTATTAGGTGAAGAACCCCGAGTGCAATATTTTGTTGATTGATCCAGTTTTCTTGGCAGCTTTGAACGCGTCTTTATCACGGATTCAGGTTAAGAAGATATGAAGAACACGAAAGGAGAGCAAGAAAACAAAAGAAAAGATCACATCCTATGCCTAATCCTGAAAAATACTTATTAAATATCTCGCACAAAATTAGAGGTAAAAAATGATTGATTAAGCATCCTTCGGGGTGCTTTTTTATTTGGAGGCGATCAGTATGTGTGATCATAAATATGTTCATTTCGATTGCAAGAAAAGACAAGAATATTCTGTGACAACTGGAATGACGTTATGGACAAGGATTGACTATTTCTTTTGTGAAAAGTGTTTGGATGAAAAAGAGAAACGGAAACATGAAGTAAGCAGGGATAGGCCGGAGTGGTTTTGATGAACAACCAACAATACTATGACAAATACAAACGAAATAAAGAAGCAAAGAAATTCTATAACAGTACAGCTTGGCGTAAGTGCAGGGAATATGTACTCAAACGGGATAATTATCTGTGCCAACGATGTCTAAGAAGGGGAATCATTCAGCCTGCTGATGTAGTTCACCATAAAGAGCATCTCCAAGACAATCCGGCGAAAGCATTGGATCCGGAAAACTTGGAGAGCTTGTGTGATGCCTGTCACAATGAGGAGCATCCGGAGAAAGGATGGAAGGCAGCAGGCAAGCATAAAAAAGAGAAGCAAATAAGCAACAAAATCAGGGTGATACATTCAAAGCCGAACAATCCAGAAGTTTATTGAGGTATCCCCCCTACCCAAAAAAGTGGAGATAGGGGTGCTCCAGACCGGCCGCGGCCCTTCGTTTCGCGCGCGGCTGAATTCCATACGCGAGGGGGGTACAAAACAGAGAGGGGAGGTGGTGAGATGAGCATGAAGACCATTAAACCAAAGAAGATCATCAAGAACAAAGAGGCAAAGAAGCTGTTTCAAATTCTCATTCAAGAACTGGAGAAGGAGAACAATCTCAACGACCGGACACTCATGATCGTGGACAATATGGTTCTTCTGGAGCAACTGAAGCAGGAGCATATGGAGGATATCAAGCAACGCGGCGTTATGGAGCTCTTCAAAAACGGTTCACAGGAGATGTTTCGGGAAAACAAGTCGGTTGACAAGATCCTGAAGATCGTTGAACAGCAACGGAAGCTCCAAGCCGAGCTGAAATTGACGCCAGCCTCCGAGAAGAAGGTAACGGAGGTGGTGGAAGTGGATGATTTTGAAAAATTCTAATGTCATATTGACGAAGCCATCAGATAAGTTGCTAACCACTTGGTACGCTGAACAAGTGGTGAAAGGGAAGATTATTGCAAGTAAAAAAGTAAAGTTAGCTTGCAAACGGCATCTGAATGATTTAAAACGACAAGGCACGAAAGAATTCCCTTGGATATTTGACGAAGAAAAAGGTCATCGCCCGATTAAATTCATTGAAACATTTTGTCGTCCATCAAAAGGAAATTTTCAAAGCCTGGTCGCACAAGCATGGCAGCATTTTATTATTGGTTCCTTGTACGGTTGGGTCCACAAAGATACGGGTCTTCGTCGTTTTAAAGAAGGTCTTGTGTTTGTTGGGCGAAAAAACGGAAAATCAACGATGGTATCCGGATTAGCAAATTACGGGTGTTCGAAAGATGGTGAAAAAGGCGCAGACGTCTATCTTTTGGCCAACAGCATGAAACAAGCAAGAGTAATTTTCGAAGAATGCCAGAAAATGATTTGGTCGTCTCATTTATTGTTCAAACATTTCCGTGTGCTTCGAGATGCTATTCACTACGATAAGACCTTCTCCAAAATAGAACCACAGGCGTCCGATAGCGAGAAATTAGACGGTTTGAATGCACATCTTGCTATCTTCGATGAAATTCATGAGTACAAAGACTATAAACTGATCAACGTGATAAAAAACTCAACTGGAGCGCGCAGGCAACCGTTAATACTTTATATCACAACGGCTGGGTATCAGCTCGATGGACCATTGGTTGATTATTACAGCAAAGCGGCGGATGTGCTCGATGGCGTCATTGAAGATGAGCGCTCTTTTTATTTTATTGCAGAGGTTGATGAAGGCGATGATATTGAAGATCCGAAAAATTGGATTAAAGCGAATCCGAACATTGGAGTTACTCTCGACTTGGATACGCTTATCGAAGAATGGAACGCTCGAAAGCACATTCCAGCCGAGCGAAACGACTTCATTACGAAACGGTTAAACGTCTTTGTGAAGTCAGATGAACAATCATTTTTGGATTATGAGGTTATTAAACGGAATGATAAGACGATAGACATCGAGAAACTAGTGGGGATGCCTTGCATCGGCGGTTTTGACCTTTCTCAAACAGAGGACTTCACGAGTGCGTGTCTTGAATTTTGGTTGGATACAAGGGAGATTTTTGTTTTATCTCATTCGTGGATTCCGAGAAAAAAGGTAATTGCCGATAACGAAAAAATTCCATACCACGAGTGGGAGAAAGAAGGGCTTTTAACAATTTGCGAAGGCGATTATGTGGAATATGAAAAAGTTGGTTCATCACCAAAAGTTGTACTTGCACCTGTCATGAAAGTATGTTAGCTGTTTCTAGCCGAACCCGCAATGCAAAACGCTGGATATTTCTGTATCCGTATCCCCGACGTTTCATCAGCTTGATCTTGTTATTTGTTCCCTCCATTTTCCCATTTGAATAAGGGGATAAAATGCACGATATGATTTCGTCTGTTCGTTTGACGAGTGATTTTGCGATG